CGCGATGGTTGAAAATTTTCGTGAAATCTGGCCGAATGTTGGAGTATCTCCTCTGCGGCGTGGATGGAACGATTTATATCATCGCCTCAAAAATCATGCTCTGAAATCAGGCGTGTTTTGGGAATCCGATTTTTCGGGTTGGGATCGTTCATTGCCCGCTATCTTTATGTGGGCGTGTATGTTCATTCGTACTCGTTGTTGGCCTAAATCTTCATTGACGCGGTCCAACCTCGATCTTGCACAAATGGCGTATTATTTCACAATTAACGCATTGGTGTGGATGGAGAAAGGAGAAGTCGTTCAGAAACATCGCGGAATGCCCTCAGGTGACGCGATGACCATTTTTGACAACTGTATTGGGCATATGGTTGCCTTCTTCTACGTTCTACGACGAATTAACCCAAACATCACTTACAAGGAGATTATGCATTGTTTTCTCTTATGTTTGATGGGTGACGATAACATCGGCGCCCGTAATCGTCATTTGACGGGATGGTTCTCAACCGCTCGTCTGAAAGAAGAATTTGGTGCTATGGGTTTAACTCTGAAATATTGTACTGAGAGTGATAAACTCGAAACTCTGGGGTACTTATCAAAAAATTTTCAGAATAATAAGGGCGTTTGGTTAGCCCGACCTGACCGTGTAAAATTACTTTGTCAGGCTGCTTTCGGAAACAAATCGATTGATCCGAAACTGATGTATGTCCGCTTATGTTCATTGCGGATTGAAGCGTTCCCTGATCAGGAACTATTTTATTTTTTGGATCGTTACACTCGTCATTTTCTCGACGCTCACCGAGAGGCAATTGTTGCTCCCGGAGAACTGTCCTGGGATATGATTAAAGGAGTGTATCTTACCGTAACAGCTATTGAAGCGTTGCATCTCGGATACGAAAGTGGTACCGCGGGTGAATCACTAAGCCATTTTCAATTATTCTGGGACGACGTCCACGAACAATTTAGCTATCATTTTCATACCAAACTTTAGTACTGAACTTCACAAACAGTGGCACGTTCAATATGCCAAATTATCATCCGTCCGATGTCCGACATGCGAATCACAAAAAGCAAATGTCCGAAGTCAAAC